ATAACGTAGTAAAATTAGATGAATCTAGCAAGGTATTAGATTATTTAGATGAATTTGAACCAAGTCAAAGGAAAACGAAGTTAAGTGCTTTGGTTGTATTGACAGGTAATGATGAGTACAGAACTCAAATGTTAAAAGATATTAGAAGCTATAACGATAGCCTCAAGAGCAGAGTAAAGTCTGATAAGGAAACGGCCAACTGGGTTACGCAATCTGAATTAGATAAAATCTATAAAGACTTGAAATCACAGGCTAACGCCCTGTTCAAAAAATCACAATTATCCAAAAGCGATTTGCAAATTATTCAGAATTACGTTATTCTCAGTCTATATATACTGATTCCTCCACGTAGGTCGTTGGATTACACAGAAATGAAAATAGATGTAATTAATAAAAAAGTAGATAACTACATTATAGGTAAAAAGTTCATTTTTAATACCTATAAAACGTCAAGAGTAAAAGGACAAGACAGTGTTCAAATACCAAATAAACTCAAAACAATACTAAACAAATGGATTCAAATTAACCCAACCGACTATTTACTTTTTGATAATAACGGATCGAAATTAACGCCAGTAAAGTTAAATCAACGCTTTGAAAAAATATTTGGAAAGAAATTCAGCACGTCTATGATAAGAAAATTACATTTGAGTTCAAATTATGGGCCAACAATTAAGAAAATGGATGAAATGGCACTAGAAATGAAGGAAATGGGATCATCTAGTAGTCAGATAAATCACTATGTTAAAAAATAAATAAAACAATAAAAATTTATGATTTTTATATATAAAATGCATTATGTTGAATTGAAATTATCAACAGAACAGGCACGTAAGTTAAAGAAAGGAGAACAAATTCAGATATCGAAAAAGCATATGGTGAAAAAAGGTAGCGGTATTCCAATGCTTGTAAATAGCGAGCACTACAATACTATTACCAAAACATTTGACAGTAATAAGGGGCTGCGGTTCAAACTAGCCGCTGACGAGATGGAGGCTAATTCAAAACCTGAATCTATTGAAGATGTGGAAGCACAGGAGCTAATCTCGGGTTCAGGCCTCTTTGCGGGCGGCCGCGGGAAAAATTGGAACAAAAAATCAAGAGAAGAAAAACAGGCTGCAAGTAAAAAGGCAAGACGAAAGGAAAAAGAAGGCAACCCGTTTGTACAAATTAGTAGAACAACAGATGAAACAACAAGGGAAATAAGCCGAAAAGCCTCCGAAATCGGCCGCACAATTGGTGGTATTAACCTAGAGGATGTCGCAAAAGAAATTGGAAGTGATCTTATCAAGAAAGTGGAATCTATGGGAGACGAAGTGCTTGGCGATTTTATTGATGAATACAAAAAATTATCAAAGGAAATGAAAGACACAATCAAAGCTCTTGATAAAGCATCCAAACTGGTATCGAGAAATATAAGTCCCGACAAATGGGCCAATCTAATGAAGGAAATCCCTAGGCATTACAGGGCAGAACTACGAGATGGCCCTGTAGGTATGTTACTTCGAGAAGCCATTCGCCAAGGTGCAAAGGCAGTGATGACCTCTGCTATAAAAGCTATGTATTCTAACCCCTTGACAGCCCCGCTTGCACCGGCTGCGGAAATTGCGTACAAACTTTATGGTGATAAAGCTATTGAAGAGTTAGTTTCAATCTCGGGAGCTGGTAAAAATTGGAGGGCACATCGCCTAAAAAGTGGTAAAGGCCTATATGCTGGAAATGGCCTATATGCTGGGTCAGGCCACGTTCAACTTCAGCACGAGGATTCGATGCCGAATTTCCTGCTCAAAAAACAGCTAAATCTACCTACTCACGGGCAAAATTTGAGTGTTGGTAGAAGCCATAGCCGAGGGGATATCCTTGCTGCTAGGGGTGGCGGATTGATACACGGTATTAGTGATTTCCCAGCAACGCACGGTGTCCCAAAACCACGCCCAATTAAACGATTGACAATGCTCACCGGTCACGCATAAGTGCATACAATTTTATTTTAATCGCTCCAAATAATGCTATTAAAATTAAACACGCTAATTATCCCGGTCGTCGGCATCATCATAATAATATTCATAGGAAAGTTGTTGAAGGTCCAAATCAGATGGAATTAAACCACTCATTTGCATATCAATCTGTATTTGCTTTGCTACTTCTAGCCGCTTTATTAGAGAGCGATCATCCATTACTAATGAACTTAAAGATCCTCGCTGACTCCATGATCCTCGCCAACCGGGGCTGTTGATTCGTTGTTCAGCTACCTTAATAAAATCAATTAAAAGATCCCGTATCATAGCTCGGCGTTTTTTAGCACCACCAATAGGTTCAAGAGCACTTGATCCCCTTTCTTCGGCTTCATCTGTTTGCTTTTTCATTTCTTGTTTTGATTTACCGTAACCGTAACCAATAATTAGATTGCGTGGCATTTTGTTATTATGTAATATAAAATTAAACCTCATAAATTTCGAGAAAATTCTTTCGAAATTTCTTTTCTTTTTCAGCTTCGACATCGATTAAGATGAAATTGAACTTCTCTTTTGTAGCATCCTCATACATTTCCATCATTTGGTCTTTTGTAACACCCAGCTCAAATTCGCTTAAAATCAAATTCAAATCTCGCTTCCCACCTAGTTTTAATAATACAAAGTAATTACAATTGCTTCTAATAGTCTTTGGGATTTTGTAGAAACTTTGGGATAAATAGCAGACACTGACTCCCCGTTTGCGACCCCGAATATACATTTCGTTCATCAATTTTTGATCTCGTTCAAGTACCATATCATCAAATATAACTAAATGTTGTAGGTCTTTATCAAACGTGTCAAGTGCTGGTAAATTCTCTAGACCCTCTTCGATTTTAACTTTTTTATTACTTTTTTCCTCTAAAAATTCATACAATGGCTCTGATTTATTTCTTGTTATGATTGTAATTGAATTAAAAGTACCTTTTCCTTTGCTAAATTTCTCTACCAGATTTAAAATCATATTAGTTTTCCCAGATCCCGATGGAGCACAGCAAACCAGCCTGAACGGCAGCTTGTCCAGCCCGTGTAACTTCAAATTCGGATTGTCAGGGCTAGACAGGTACTTCTGTACAGCTTTTTCTTTGTAAAAATTCTTTGCCATTTATTATATACTATTAATAAAAATACAATATATAATTTATATTGTTATAATAAAATGGATATAACTCTTGTAAAATTATACAACTCCGATGTCAAGCTTACTAGGACCTTGAAACGAACCCAAGACAAGAAATATAAATATATAAAACAGATCACGCATCGAAACATGCATACCACTGAAGTATATGATTCTATTGAAGATGTAAAATCAGAAATCTTTTGTGATATTATAAACGGATACCAAATAACGCAGAACTTATTGGGTTTAGACCTGATAGATTCAATACTAGCTATACCTCCGTGTTCTAGACCGTCATCACCAATACTAAATTATACATCATCGCCTCCAGGATGCATAGAAACGTCTAATTCAACATCATCTGAGCCAGCGTTGTGTGTTTCTGAACTACACCACCCACAAGAAGAGGACGTATGAATTTTCATTTTGTATATTTTATACGTGAGAACAAGTAGTAAGCAGATCCCAGCTCCTTCAAGTCCGCTTTCTAATATTGTTTGAAAGATGGTACTAAACTCGCTCATTTATATAAAGGTTTTATAATAGTTTTCTTATAAAACCTAATTACGTAATTTTACATCTTCAATAGGGATTGTAACACCATCATCATTCTTAGTAATAGAATTGGCTTGGAACTCCCTACCTAATTTTGCTAAATTAGGATTCCCCTTCTCTTGAAAGAACAGCTTCAAAATGTATTCATTTTTGAGCCAGTCAGCTGATACATCTAAATCCTCAAACAGGTCAAGATACAAAGCACTGTCTGTAAAAATGTTGCCAGTTCTGTTGTAAAAGGCATTGATAAAGTGCAAATACGCTAGGACAAAGTAGCCGCAGCAATCACTCATAATCGATTGTACATTCTTCTTGCAGTAGTTAATCTTCTTCCCAAATTTCTTCAGTACAATAGCCTTAATGTCCTCAGGCGGAGCAACACCGTAGCTGTCGAAATAAAAAGGAACAATTGTCTTATCTACTTCTCCAATATGGAGACAGGTCCAGTGACTACCAGCGTTTGGGTTTCCATCTTCATCGTGTTCATCCATTAAGTTGATAACATAACTCTTGCCACCTTCTAGATCATCATAACTAATATCATCTTTGAAATGAACTCCCTTCAATGGTATATTCATCTTTGGAGCTAACTCTTCTATCTGGAAATTCGTTAGCATTTATTAAATAAAATATAATAATTAAACAAAAATAAAAATACCCAAAAGCTTTTAAACAAAATAAATAGAATTATCTTGCTATTTTGTTTAATATTAAACTAAATAGTGCCTACTTACTTAATAAAAAATTTTTTATTAATAAGATTCTATAGATAAGGTTTAATATTAAACAAAATAACAAGTAAGTTATTAATATTTTGTTTAATGTTTGTTTAATTTATATATTTTGTTTAATTCATACGCTACCAATAGCAATCCAATTCACATCAGAAGCCAAATCGGAAATTACAACTGTGAATCCAGTTGCTGTAGTATTAGTAATATGAACACTGTGAATCCAGGAGGTACTTGAATTTACCGCCGTGCAAACCACAACGGGGGCTGAGGTGTATGTTACATTAAAGGCTACAGTGGCTGAGGAATCCGTACCTAAGTTAGTATAGATACCTGAGTCACTGTAGCTTGAGGCTGTGCTTCCTAATTTTGTAGTTAATTTTTTACTTACATCATCCACGGTCAAGGTTGATTGAAATTCGGTTGTATTAAAATGTGTTTTATCGTCATACCTGCTTGGTGCTATATACGAAGTCATTTATTATATATTTATTTTTTTTAATATGAAAAAACTTTACTAACTTTTAAACTGGGGGACTTGGGGGACTGGGGGACTATTACAATATATTATTTAATAAATTATTCAGGGTTCGTATCATATACTCGTTCTATTTGTAGGGACAAATAATTATCAAGAGAAGATGCTGAAACATTATTGTTGAATGATATTGTTCCGCCCGTTTCACATTTATGACGAACTGATATTACAGTTGTATTATTTAAATATATGTAATCTTCAAAACTAACGGATTGATGTCCGCCATCTGTGTTGTTCCTTATATACCCCCAACCAAAAAAGTTTTTGTATTCGCTAAAATCGTAATTGGTTGTCGTTCCTTCCCATACGGTTCGCAAATAATTCATAAAACCTAATCGGTCATTATATCCGTCGCTCTGTGTTTGTGCTGATACTCTTATTCTATAATAGCCGCTTTTGGTAAGCGTAGTCTCTCCTCCTGCTACGGAACAAAAACTATCCCCAACAGTTCGGTTTGCTAAAACGGTGGTTTGGACGCTTCCACTCCCCCAGTTCGCTCCAGCAATATTATCTTTATCGTATGTTAAAAATCGTATTTGTGGTTTAATATAATTTAAACCATTTAAATTAACTGAACCAGTCACCTTCATTTTATAATCGTCTTGGAATGTGTCCCCACTTCCCATATTAAAATTACCCGCTGCCGATAAAGTTAATTGTCCCGTTCTTGAAGCACCGTCTGCGTAATTACTAAATATCATTCCGCCGATATTTGTCGTATGGTTTGAAACCCTCCCTTCTATACGACCCAAATTATTTACGTCAGCGGTGTCGCTGTCGTAATTAGCAAAACGCAAGATTGCGTTTGGCGCAGTGGTGCTTCCGTTTCGTGCCCCCCTGATTTCTATTTCGGCGTTCTGGCTGGTAGTATCTGCGGGTTCTACTAAAAGTTGAGGTGTTCCATTTACCTCTATATGAACGTTTTGCGGGATTTCAAAATCTGCGTTTGTATTTGTTAAATCTATTGAAAACTCATTTACCCCCGAACCGTTCGCCGCCACCGCTAATCCTCCGTTTGCTAATGCCCCATATACAAGACCACCCCCCGCCGCATCTAATGCCGTCTTCACGTTGGAATATCCATCAATAGATAGTGTCCCTCCAATATCAGTATTCCCATTTACTTTTAAATCGTAGGAACTGTCGGGGTTTGTTTTTATTCCTGTGATGCTGTCAATTCTTGTCCCCGCTTCAAAATCACTGTTATAATTAATTCGTAATACACTCGTCGCTTTTGACCCTGCCGTTCCAATATAGTGATGGACGGCGACACGCCCATTAGATGTCCCCGTGCCTCCCCGTGTATCATTCCACATTTGGAAATCCGTTCCGCCAATACCGAAACTTCCCGAATAATCCCCAGTCAAACTTAATACGTTTGAATTAATTTGTATTCCGTCAGTCACCGTGAAACTATCTTGTTTAGATGATAATTCAGTATTTAAAACATTACCAGCAATTAATCCAAACTCGGTCGCCCCAGCAGATGTCGCCAATATTGCCGACACTTCATTACTGGCTACTTCTATTTGTAGGGGTGTCCCCGAAGAAATCGTATCTTGTTTTGCTGATAGTTGCGTTTGTATAGAACCCGCTGTCGCATTAAATCCATTCAACGCACCAAACTCCGCCTCTGTAATGGTGACTGCGTCTTCAATTGCGTCTTCTGCTGTGATAAAATTAGGACTTAATTTATTGCTTGCGGATAAAACATCTTGTTTAAGACCAATCGCCGTCTCGTTGGCTTCTATTTTCGTTTGAATATTGACTTGCCGTATAGTCCCCCCCGTGACCCCGTAATAATACATCGTCCCTCCCTTTATTTCATAAGCACTACCTACATCTATGTCTTGGTCTAAATCACTCCCGTCAAACTTTATGACTGTTCCTGTTATATCTATACCATCTCCAGTCGTTAATGTATCTTGTTTTGCTGATAGTTGCGTTTGTATAGAACCCGCTGTCGCATTAAATCCATTCAACGCACCAAACTCCGCATCTGTAATGGTGACTGTGTCTTCAATTGCGTCTTCTGCTGTGATAAAATTAGGACTTAATTTATTGCTTGCGGATAAAACATCTTGTTTAAGACCAATCGCCGTTTGTAACCCTGATATTTTTGCAATTGTTAAATCACCATCTTGAATTGTGTCTTGTTTATTTTCTATTTCTGTCTGAACGCTTGTCACAACCCCACCATTTATATAATTTAATGTTCCAGCTGTTATGCTGTTTGATGCACTTGTTGTAATATCTTGAGAAATTGATCCATCGAATGATATTTGATTATTTGTGATGTCAATACCGTCCCCTGTACTCAGAGTGTCTTGTTTGTTTCCGAGTAACCCCGTTAAATCCTCCCCGTCTAAACTTATACTCGGCACTCCTAACCCACCAGTTAAAAATCCACCTGATTTTTTCAAGTATCGAGTGTCTGCTTCTTGTAGTGTAATTCCTTCTGAATCGCCCTGATTAAAAATCGCCGGATTGAATGTTGATAAATCTGCAGTCGGCGGAATGTAAGAAGCCATTTTGTTTTTACTTTTTTAAAATATATTTTTATATTCTTATAATAAAAAACATGTCAAGCGATCAAATGGCATACAATCAATCTATGGAGCAGAGTGGGGCGGCTGCAATCATGCAAGATAAAAAATGGTTGGAGGTGATGGACGAGTCGAATGGGTCTTATGACTCGAGTCAATCGACACTAACTACCACCAGTCTTAGTACTAGTGATAGATTAATCAATTACCAGGAGGGATACCTAGCCATTCCTATCGTAATGACATTAGCTAAGATTTCCGGCACAGAAGGGCTTGCATTTTCGGCGACTGACGACGTCACTAGAGTGATGGGTTTAAAAAATTCATACACTAGCTTAATTCATTCGATGAGTGTTGATCTAGCTGGTACGAACGTGATCCAAAACACCCCATTTTCAGAAATGTATAATAGCTTTGTGCTAAATACAACCCTATCCTGGGACGATGTTAAAACGCAAGGGGCGTCTATAGGATTTTACCCAGATGAAGCTTGTTCGGCAGCGGACTCAAGCACGGCTACTGAAGGAGGCGTCCCAGCCTCAACCATCTACAATAATCGCACCAATGTAAGCATTGATGATACAAATGATGTCGTGCTATCTTGCCCTTCGGGGTCCTCAATTAACACGGGGTTTGTTGAAAGAATGAAATATATCAATTTCGATCCTACGGTAGCATCCTTAACAGTTGGATATTCCTCTGAGCCGCTACTTTCGGCTACTCTTCTCACATTAGCAAATGCTAAACTATTGCACAAGAATTGTATTTACAATAAAGTCGTTACTGCTGGTTCGGAGGTAATCCAGACCCAGATAAACGCTATTGTCAAACTCAAGCACCTCCACAATTTCTTTGTTAATATACCTATGGCCCGAGGCTTAAATTTTAGATTCATAATTAATTTCAATTCATGCACCTCCACTATTTCAAAATCAGCAGCGGGATTTGTAGTTTCGGAAGCTCGAGAAAAGAATTCCTTTGGCGGAATGAATCCTATCATGATTGCAAATGCCGACGATGGACAGGGCGGTCACTTCTTTGCAACGGGTACTAGTGCCATTGTGAATCACAGAGTTGATCTTTCGATTGGTACTAGCTGCCTCGATTCGACCATCAGCAGCCGATGCACTGCTTCGAGTCTCAATCGTAGTGTGACGCTTCATGTACCTGCATACGTATTAGACCCCGGACTCGCCTCGGCGTATTTGTCGTCTTCTACCAATCGCAAAGTGACATACACTGATATTTACCAATTTAAATTGGCGGGTGTTGGTGGTGGCTCGACTTACAATAGTCTTGTTACTAACGGTATTCGTGGTATTAAATCGATTCTGGTGATGCCAATGACTCACCCCGACTCTAATAACGGGCTTGCTGAGTATCACTCGGTATTTAGTGATGGGCTTCCTTGCCCTCATGCACAACAGTCGAATTTTCAGATTATGATTGGCGGTGTCAATCAATTACAAAATGGTTCGAGGTACGAAGCACATACTTTCATACAGCACGTATATGGCTGCAATTCTACAAATGCTGGTCAAACGGATGGGCTCAATTCGGGATTAATCGACCAACGGCAGTGGGCTTCGAAGTACTTGTATTACTACGTGGATGTTAATCGTGGTACTTCTCTGGAGACCGATGTTCCAAAATCGATCCAGCTTTCGGGTTTAAATAACAGTGAAAAGAAAGTTGATTTGTTTTGCTTTGTTGAGTTTGAGCAGTCTATAAACATTGACTGCTCTTCTGGTGCAATCGTTTCGTAGAATTTTAATTTAAAATTTAATTTTAATTTATTTTATTTTTATTAAATAAATAAATAATGGTTGTTAAAACAAATAAAATTAAATTTGATAGCGATAAAACTAGTGATGTTATAGAAGGTGAAGGGGTCTTTGACCTAGGTAACTTGACTGCAAAATCCGCTCTCATGTATAAGAGAAA